GATGCTCATGGTGCGAACGCTCGCAGTGTGCCAGAGAGGTAGGTGCGGGTGACGAGGCCCGACGAGACGCCACGCAGATACCAGCGGTAGGTCTGTGCCGACACGAGCGTCGAGGTCTGCAACTCAGTCAGGGACAGGTTCAGCTGCCCCGCCGCAGCGTTTACGACGGTGACGGCAAACGTGGCCGCGGTCGCGCCCTGCGTTGCGACGCCGGACGGGTTGACGAACGACACGCTGGTCGAGGATTGGTAGACGATTGCCGTCCACGTGAACCCGGTGGTGTCGATGCTCAGGTCGGCCAACATCCCAAACTCATCGCCCACCGTGAGGGAAATGTCGAGCGTGCCCGGAAGTGCGAGAAACTGTGCCATAACGTCACCTTACTCGGTGTATCAAAGTGCTTTTAGAACGGCGGCGTGCCGAACAACGGCTCAAACGCCACCTCAGCGTGGACCCGCCGGTAGAGAATGTCGGGTGCGACGCCCGGCCCTTTGAGCGAGCCGTTGGCGTTCAGCGCGACCGGGTTGGACGAGGCCAGCTTCTCGCCGCTTTCAGGGTCGATGACGTAGGCCCGTTTCTTCTGGCTCCCCTCGATGTAGTTGTATCCCACGTTCGGGAGCATCAACCGCCAGCCGCTCTGCCGGAAGGCCAACTCAACCGACACGGCCCAAAACTTGATCTCGGTGCCGTCGACCACCTCAATCTGTTGCTGGCCAGAGATACCCTGGCATTTCCATTGGTACGGCGCTGCACCCAGATATCCGTCGGAATTCACTGCGTTCGTGACGCTCGCAGCGACACCGATAGGAAACACTTCGCGGTTGCCTGAAATCGTTGCACGCAACTCCGCTTCCTCGGTCATCGCGCCCTCGAAGAAGTCAAAGGAACTGTTTATCAGCGGCAATACGTTTCCGTTTCCGCTGCCCTCGTAGTACGCCAGGGCAGGGACGGCGGCACCACCTGTCGAGAACGACCAGATGTCTGCGCGAGCAAGTGGGTTCGGAGCGGAGTCAGCGGTGCCGATCGCTGGCACCTCGTAGGAATACGTGGCCTCTACGTGGTAAGGGTCGAGTTCGTTGACCGCTCCCTGAACGCAGAGGAGGTAGCCGTACTCCGGATGGCTGGCACCGTGAAATATCCCGATGGAGTCCAGCACCTCCTGCGTCGACGTTGCACCGTTCGTCGTGCAGTGGTACTTGATCTCCGCCGTCGGCGACTCGCCGAACTTATGCGTGAACGTCCGCGGGATGACCTCGCGGTAGGTCAGTACGGCCATTACGCTGCTCCCACGATGTCAACCACGCCGCCGAGCTTGCCAATCTCGGCCTTAATCTTCTGAAGCTCGCCAAGCTGTTTCCGATACTCGGCAATCGCCGGATCTTCTCGGCCGGTCGCCAGCCGCAGGAACTCGCTGACTCCCTCGCTCGTGCGTACGTCGGTCGCTTGCACGGGCTGTTGCGAGACCTGCGATAGAGCGTCCAGCCGGTCGGCCTCGATCTCGGCAGCACGGTTGGCGTATTGCTCGTTCAGGTCGGCAATCTTCTGGGCCGTCGCCAGAGCGTCTTCAAAGCCTTCTCGGATTGCGTCGGCCGCCTGCTCAAACGTCTCAGGGTCGATGACCTTGGCATCGAGGTCGGCCTCGAGCTGGGACAGCTGCTCTTGGGCGGCAGCGAAAGCCTCCGGGGCAAGCTCGAAATTGGTGGCCGAGAACGTTTCCTCGAGATCCTCACGTACGGACGCGATAGCCCGCTCGGCGTCCTGTGTCGAGAAGCCGAACTGTGCCGTCTCCTCCGCCGCGGCCTGGGCCTGGTCCAGCACGGCCAGACGGCGGGTGGCAGCCTGCTCGGCGGCTGCATCGCCAGCGGCGCGAGCCTCGGCGATGGCCGCCTCGGTCTCCTCGATCTGCCGAGTGATAGCAAGCAGCGTGTCGGCGGCCGTGGCCTGCTCGCTGCCGCCAAGCCCTTGGGCAGAGATAAACGCGTCAGCCAGTTTGCGGTCGGCCTCGACGGCAGCAGCTGCGGCACGCTCGGCCGCTGCGATCTTTTCATCGGCGGCCTTCTGTGCCGCTTCAGCAGCGGCAGCCTGGGCCTGGGCCTCTTGGTCCAACGTCTCGATCTTGGCCTCAAACGCGGTCTTCTCCTGCTCGGCCATCTTCTTGGCCTCTTCGGCCGTCAGCGTGTTGTCGGCCTGTAGTTGGGCGATCTGCTCCAGAGACTCTTGGTAGGCGAGGGCCGCCTGGAACCCGGCCTCTCCAAACTCTGCGGCGGCCGTCGCTGCCGTGCCGATATCCTTGGCGAACTGCGTGGCGGCGAGGCTCGGCTCCGACAGGTCTAGCCCTGGCGCAGCCACGTCAGCCGTGATGCCTAGGAAATCCTCCGCAGCGGTAAGCACGCGATCGAAAGCGTTGCTGATTGCGGTGGTAAAAGTTTCGACTACCGGCGAAAGCTCTGTAAACACCAAACTAATGACAGCCGCGATGTCCTGAATCGCAGTATCCAAACCAAGGAACTCCACCCAAGACGTAACCACGTTGTTGACGTATTCGGTGATCTTCGTGAACGCCGTGCCGATGATGTTGGCCACGCGGGACACCGTCTCGCCAAGGCCGCCGACCGTCTCACCAAGGCTGCCGATGATGTCCGCAATGACGTTTAGCGGGCTGAAGGAAACGCCAAACTCCACTGCCGCGACAGCGCCATCGACAAGGTATCGAACCAAATCGCCAAAACCCTCTGTGACAACGTCGCCGATAGAACCGAACGCCTGAGCGAGATCTGCGATTGGCGACAGAAGTGCGCCGATAATCCTGCCAACGCCACCCATCACCACTCCGACTCGCTCAAAATATCCGCCCAAGCTGCTAAGGACAGGTTCCAGCACGTCGCCGATCGGGCCGACGATGGCATTTATGCCGCCCAGGAACTCGGCCGAGCCTTGCGCGATACCTTCGCCCAGGCCCGCGAACGGCAGCAGCAGCAGTTCACTGAGCCGGGAACTGGCTACGCCAAGCGAGTCGACGCCTGCGCCAAAGTCGTCGATGCGGCCTCGGTCGATGTCCGACATCGCGCCACCGAGCCGTTCAATGTCATCCGCCGCTGGGCCGAGGTTGGCGAAAAACGGCAACAGATCTGCGCCGCTCTTGCCAAATATCGCCATGGCAGCGGCCGTTCGCTTGGCGGGATCCTCGATGCCCTGCAGTTGTTCGCCGACTAGGCGGATCTGCTCCTCTGGACTCAGGTTCTCCAAGTCGGTGAACGAAACGCCCAGCTTCGCCAGAGCCTCCGTCGCGGCTTTGCTCTCCTCGTCTGCACCAGCAAGCGTCTTTTGTAGCTTGCCGAACGCACTGCTGACCGATTCAATGGATACACCAGAGCGGTTGCCCGCCTCTTCAAGCGTCTGTACGAACTCAAAAGAAACGCCCAGCTTGTCGGCCGTGTTGCCGAGTTTCTCGACGCGGTCTTCTAGGTCGACCAGCCCATTTGCTATGGCGTTGGCAGCAGCACCAAACGCAGCCACCGCAGCCACTCCAATGGTGAACGGATTCACCAGGCCGGCCACTGATGCACCGATATTGGCGAGACCGCCCGACAGCCCGGCACCGCCGCCGAACACTTTGCCGAGGCCCTCGCCAGCCGACGCCAGACCGGACAGCCGACCGGCCACATTGCCGATCGGGCCGGGCAGTGCAGACAGCACGCCTGAAAGCTCGTTGAACTTCATCGTGCCGCCGTCGCCACCGGCCGCGGCTGCGTCTTCAAATCCTGCAGCGGCCCTGCTGGCTTTGTCGAAGTCAGTCGTAGCTTTGGCGATTGCCGAGTTGTACGTCTCCTGCGAGATGCGGCCAGCGGCCAAGTGGTCGCTCAACTCCTGGACCGCCGCGTCGTACTTCTGCTGAGGTGACAGGTTGGCCTGCGTGATCTGAGCCGCCCTCGACAACGCCTTGGCCCGCTCGGTCTCGGCTGCCGCAGCCTCTTCGTTGGCACCGCTGGCCTCTGCCGCCGCACGCGAGTAGGTCTCCTCGCTGATCGCTCCTTGCGCGAGCAGCTGCCCGAGCCGCTCGAGCTCGGCCGTCCGCCGCTCCTCGGCCGTGGCGACTTGGTCCGTGATCCTCGCACCTTCCGCAAACGCAGCGGCCGCCGTCTGAGCACCGCCGACAACGGCCTGCAGCTCTGCTGCGTACTCCTGGGCCGAAATCTGCCCGGTCTTCAGCGCACTGCCGAGAAAGGCAATGTCCGTGGCAACTTGCTGCTGGGCCGCACCGGCCGCGCCGCTTGAGGAAGCGAACGAGTCGAAGAGCGACGCCGCTGCCGCCGCTTGCTTGCCGAGGTTCTGAAGCTGGCGGTCGACCTGCGACAGGCCCTTGGTCATGCCGTTGGCATTGGCCGAGAACTGCACGCCGAGTCCGATTACCGTCGACATTATTCACCCGCCAAGTCTCGTGCCAACTGTTCCAACGCTTCTTGTATCTGCAGTTCGTGCTGCGGGCCTTTCACAATCGGAACAAAGTCCTCGACCTTCGGCGTCCTGCCGCGTGGGCAGTACGGCGCGAGCGTCGCACTGGCCACCAAGCCCGTCTGCCGCCACGTGTCAGGGAGTGGGTGGAAGTGCCGGTGGATCGCAATCCACTCGGCAAACTCCCGGCTGTCCATTTCCTGACACAACCGCTTGACCGTCATTCCGAGATGTGCCGCCAGACGAAACAGAAAAACACGCGTCGGGCGGACTGCTAGTTTTTTGCGAGTTCCTCCACGTCGCGGTCGGTGAGTGCGTTGTGTTCCATGGCCTTGGCCCACACCCTCGACATGACCTTGGCCGACTTCTTCGCCAGCTGCTCCACTTCCGCGTCGGTGAACAGCCTCGCGCCCTTTTCGTCACACAGGCAACGTGCCAAGAACTTCGTGCGGAAGTTTTCGACGCCCTTGCCCTTGTTCGCCACCCAGTCGTTCTCGTACGAGTCACGCTCGCCGCATGTCATCACGCGAATGAAGACGCTGCCGCCCCACTCCTTAACCTTGACCTCGAGGAGGCCCAAGTCGTCAGCGGCGAGAATTTGTTCTTTCGTCAGTGCCATAGTTCATCCAATTAGGTCGAACGTGAACGTGTAACGCGTCACATCGTTGGCAGCCGCAGTGGCTCCCTTGCCTGTGCATACTGCGTTGTATGTCAAGCTCACGCCGCCGCCGCTGATGCTGAGAGAGCCGTACTGGCCCCAGTTGAAATTCGCTGGAGCGAGTCCCTCGACGCTGACGCTGCCGCCGCTGGGTGCATACCCGCCGCTACGACTGACGGGCATGCCGCCGCCCAGCTCCAGCTGCACGCTGGTCAGCTCCGTGATCGAAAACCCGGCAAACGAAACTACACAGCCCTGCGAGTACGTCGCCACGGAAACCTCCGTGAACTAGACTCGCGCGACGCGGAACGTTGCCTGGCCACGCGTGGCGTCGTTGACCGTCAGCGTGACGCTGGACGAACTAACAGTGGCGGCCGCCGTAAGCGACATGCCACCACCAATTACCAGCTGACCGGTGGACCCGTCAGCGATCGGCGCGGTGCCCAAGTACTCGATGCTGACCTCGCGGCCCGTATCGGTGGCGGAACCCTTGAGCGGTCGATCCATTGTCAGCACGTTGCTGCCCGCCGCCAGTCCGAGGTGCGAAACGTCGATCGTGTCGCCCGCCGACACGTCGGTCATCGAGTAGGTGATACTCGTGACCGTGTAGGTTGAGCCAGCAAAAGTAAGAGTCGTGCCCTGAGCGTGGCTTGCCATGAATTAGTTCTCCAGCCAAAGAAGGTCGTAGGTTTGTCGAACGAGATAGAGCGAGTTTTCCGCGCCGTCGATTTCCACCAGGTCGTCGGCCTCGTCCATCAGAAGCGACCGCCGCACCTCCGTATTGTCGAAAGTGCCAGCGAACCCATCCAGAACGCGACGGCACTTATCCGCCAGATCTCTCGCCGCCTCGTAGGTCGCGCCGTAGACGTAGAGTTCGATCGTCAACTTGGGCAGGCCGCTCGGTGCCCCGGCCATAGTCAATTCACGCAGGACGCGGGCACGCCGCCAGATGATGATCGGAAACTGGATCGGCGACGGCCCGACGTACCGCAGCGGGTAGATCCGGCCGTTTACCAACGCCTGAACGTCGGTGTCCGAAATAAGGGCGTTTCGGAGAACCGCCTCGGGAGATTTCAAAGCCATTAGAACGGCCCTTGGAGTGACTTGATTTTGTCGGCCAGCTCGCGGGCGGCCTTGTCGAAAGCGTTGGTCATTTCCTCGACCATCAGCGACTCAACACGCTCGCGGGTCTGCTCCCATGCCGACCGGATTGGCGGCCGACCGTACGAGCCGCCGACCGGCATCTTGCCGGTCGACACCCTGCGGCCGTCCTTCGTGCGGCGGAAGCGCTCTTTGGTGCCGAACTCGACGAGGCCCTGGTGGTAGCCCAGCTTTGTGTTGTCGTACGGCTCGTTCATCTTCCGGCCAGACTTGAACCCAAGGATGGCGATGCCTACACCGCTTCGCGGGTACCGTTTGCTCTTCACGGCGATCGACCGCCGGAGGTTCCCGGTAGGGCCTCTCGGCGTGGCCGACTTCAGGGCCTGCAGCGTGCCGCCCTTTTCTGCGGCACGCCTCAGCCCGGCCGCCATGTGCTTGGCGGCCAGGTTCTTCGGCAGGGCCTCGAACGCATTGCGGATGCTTTCAAGCCCAGGGATGTTCGTCGTGATTCTGATGCCGACTTGCTCAGCCATTGCGACGCTCCATGCAGATAGCTTCGTGTTCGGTGCGGTGCCCGTGCTCGAGCAGGCTGGCGATCTCCAGCGTGCGGCCGCGCCACGCGAACCGCATCTGGCTCGTGAGGCCCGGCAGATACCGCAGCCGTAGCCTGTGCGTCACGGTGGTTTCCTGCTGGCCTGCCGACAGGGCCTCGCGGGCCGACACGCCCTCGACGCTGGCCCACACAGCCGACGAGTCGGACCACGCCAGCACGGTCTCGCCGAGCGCGTTAGTGCTACCGCTGGCAACCTGCACAGTCACCCGCTCGCGTAAGTCGCCTGGTCGGATCATGTGGCCCTCACAGCTGGCTGGCTTCAACGAACGCCTGGTCGACTTGTTCTTCCGTCAGCCCGAGAGCCGCAGCGAGCGGAATTAGGAACGGGTGCGATCGCTCGACGTATGGCGCGTATTCCCACTCCACCCGAACCAAATCCCGCTGGAGCGTGTCAGGGATCGCGTCGATGGCCGCGGCGACCTGTGCGAGGTTAATGCCCTGACTAAGTATCCAGAGGCGTATCTGGCGGGCGGAGACGCTTGCAGGCACGGCTGGCGTGAGCGTCTCCGACTGATTGGTGCCGATGACGTTGCCGCTCTCGTCACGGACCTCCCATGTGTGCAGCCCTTCGATGATGCCGAGATAGGTAGTGATCATGAGAACCTCGCGTACAGCACCTGAGACTGTGCGCCTGTAGCGGTGACCGTGGACAGGTCAGACTGCGACGTGCGGATTGCCGTGAGCCTCGGCGTCAGCGCAGACATCTCGGCCAGGCCCGAGTTGCCTTGGATCGTCGGCATGGTTGTACCGATGCAAAGAAGAGCCACGCCGTACCGAGTGCCAGCCTGCAATGTGTATGTGGCTGGGAAACCACCAGCGGTATCGAACGATCTCGTATAGGCCGTGCGAGTCGCCGCGAACAGGCTGGTATCGCTCGCCGTCCTCGCCACTAGCGTGGCGACACCAGTAGATTCGACGTATTCGACCAGCCCCATGCGGGCGAGCGTCAGGCCAGCCGCAGCCGTGCCGCCCGAAAGCATAGTCACCTGTGAGACAGTCAGCGTGGTCAACGGCGTGAAAAACGAATACAGCACGTTGCCGCTGGTAGCAACGAGGAACGAGAGTACCATTCGCGGGAACGTCTCGACCGCCGTGGTCGGCATGGACAGCCGCGACAGAAACGTGGCATTCGTTACCACGTTGCCGCTCAGTCTTGCATCCGCGAGCGTGCCCGACAGATCCGCTGCCGATCCGCTCGTCGCCACAGTCGCCAGCCCGCTCACCTGACTCGCCGACAGCGTCAGCGGATCGGCCCCTGCTGCGGCGTGACTGCTGGCGTGGCTGGTGGGCGTGAACGTGGTCGGCCTGTCCGTGAGTCCATTCCACGAGGTCGTTCCAGCCGGGCCTGTGGCACCCGTTGGCCCGGCTGGCCCCTGCGGACCGGTCAGCCCTGTGTCGCCTTTCGCACCAGTGGCTCCCGTGGCTCCAACTGCACCAGCTGGACCTGTGGCACCTTGCGGGCCGGTGTCGCCTTGCGGTCCTGTGGCACCTTGCGGCCCCTGCGGTCCCGGTGCACCCTGCGAGCCCGTGGCGCCTGCAGCACCCGCTGGCCCCGTGGCTCCCGCTTGGCCTTGTGGTCCAGTGGCTCCGGCCGCGCCCGCCGCGCCTGCTGCTCCGGCAGGCCCGACTCCGCCGGACGCACTCGCCGACGTGCTCGAGCTCGTGACGGTCGCCGACACAGCCGCACCGGATACGGTGGCTGTGATCGGGCTGCTGTTGACGGTTGCGGTGGTCGTCACCCGACTACCTCCACGAGGCCCTGCAACG